GTTAACGCCTTCGCATATTCAGACGCAAAGCCCAGCTTCCTACATTGATCTTCAAGCGGCGTGGGAGATTCTGAAACCGTATAGGCGTGTTCGATGAGTCGCGCCACTATTCGTGCGGCTGTGTATGCGTTTTTTCAACCGCCGGCAGTGTCAGGGCTGAACACGTTATACACGTCGTTTCCGAAGCGTATTCCTGGGTCGGATTTTCGGGCCGGTCAGACTGTTGGAACAAAGTCAGGCTGCGTCGGTGTTATTAACATTATGCGTTCGCGTGAGGAACGTATTGCTATTGGCGGGGCGACCTCAGGTAAAAAGTGGGTGCATTACACGGTCGAGTTGCAACTGTTTTGCCATTCGGTTGAGACTCATGCTGAAACTGCGATGGACTTTTTTGACAGTGTTGTCGATAACGTGAAAACGAAACTTCGATCGGATCGTTGGTTGAATGATTACCCAGCTGTTTTTGAGGCGGGTGAGCGTGAACTTTCGGGGGTTTACGGAGAGCCAAGATTGTTGAATGATGGTTCTTCGGAGATTTGGGGCGCTATCCGTTTTGAGGTTTCCGAAGTCATTACAAGTTAGTTAGGATGAGCATTATGGCGAAGTTTGAATCTGTTGAGGCTAGGGTGTATCCGACGCTTGCGTTGACCCTTGATGCAGGTGCAGTGGTAGATTTGCCAGACGATACGGACGTGGCGGGACTTGTATTGCAATCAACTAATACGAGCAAGAAGGCCGCTCCTGTAGTTGCCGACCCAGCTCCAGTCACGGAAGGTGTCGCTGATGGCGCTCCCACGCAGTCGTAGTTATCTTGGCATTGCCAAGGAAACCCGCTACACCCCAGGAGCGTCGGCAACTCCTGTAGCGGCAACAGATTTCATCCCGTTCACCACAATCACCCCGTTCGACAACGTGAAGTACCTTGATGACAAGGGCATCCGTGGGTCGATGACGGAGGAGTACGGGGTCATTCAGGGAAACATCTACTCAGAGTTTGATCTGGGTGGCGACGTGTACCCGGACACGATCGGCTACATTTACTCCGGCGTTCTTGGCGACGTGACTGTTACCGGTTCTGCTGCCCCGTACAGCCACGCAATTTCGCTGTTGAACTCGCAGACCACGAACGGCCAGCCGACGACCTACACCCTGTCTGACTACTACAGCTTGGGTTCGTCGAGCACTCGCCAGTATTCAGGTGTGCAGTTCGCCAGCATTGACACGAAGTTCTCTGCTGATGCTCTGATGACGTACACCGCTAAGGGCATGGGATTCCAGTCTGTTACTGCCTCGAACCCTGCACCGTCGTTCTCGACTGTCACCCCGCAGGCCGCGTGGACTGGCACGACCACGTTGAACGCTTCTGTCACGGCGATCCTTCAGGATGGCAACGTGAACATTCAGCGCACCGTCACCCCGATCTTCACGATTGACGGCAACCAGTCTCCGTACCAATTATTCGCTGGGCCGGCAACGGTTTCGGGTGCGCTGCTGCTGATTCTGGAGTCTGACGCACAGTTGAACTACTACCTTCAGAACACTCAGCCGACCCTGGATATCAACTTCGCTTCAGGCACTGGTACTGGCGCTGTGGGTGTTGATTACAACATCAACAAGTGTGCGTTCACTGTCGCCAAGATTGAGCGCGGCAAGGACTACATCGAGTTGAACGTCACCTACAAGGGTCTGGCGAACACCACGAACGCTGGTGCCTCTAGCGGTTACAGCCCGATCAAGGTGACTGTGAAGTCAGCGAAGCCGAGCGGAACGTACGCCTAACAACAACTAAGAGATTGGATGGGGACGGGAAATGTCTCAAATTGATGTGCCTGGTGGCTGGGTTCAGCTTCGTGATCCGAAGTCTGTCTCTGAGCGGCTGCGACGTCCGATTGTTGCTAAGGCGTCGCAGCTCGCTGGGGCAGTGAATGAGATCACTGACAATAATGTTAGTGAAACGAACTTGACGAGCATGTTTGAGTTCAATGACCTGGTGGCGATTGCTTTGATTGAGAAGTGGTCGTTTGGGGATGTTGTTTCGCTTGAGGGTTTGCTGGATTTGCCGGGTAAGGCGTATGACGAGATTCAGAAGATTGTCGCTCCGATGGTGAGTGATTTGATGCCGTCGTTTGAGGTTACGCCTGATCCTGATTCCCCTACCGTTCCCTCCGGCGCGTAAGTTGGGTGCTGGAGGGTAATCGTCCTGATTCTCGCTATCCGTTGCCTGATGAGTTTCGGGATTGGCAGTTGGCGAAGAAGTTTGGGTGGACGAAGCAGCAGATAGATGAACAGCCTGCTGCGTGGTTAGACTGGATATTGCGGATTGACGGGGTTGCCGCTGAAGCTGAAGCGAAGGCCATGTCGAGAGGCTCATAGTCATGGATGGTTTGGTAGTTGACATTTCGCCTTTCATGCAAAGGTTGACTGCTATTTCCGTGAAGATGGATGCGTCTTTGGCTGAGGCCATGACTGAGGCTGGCGATGCGATTGTTTCGATAACTCGCGGCAATCTTTCTAAGCATGGTCAGCATGATCCTGAGATTTCTCGCACTACTTCTCCTCCTGGTGAGTCTCCGATGATGGCGAGCGGTCGGCTTGCTGATTCTGTTCGCATTTTTGAGCAGACTCGTACCGGGTTTGGTTTGTATTCTGTTGGGGTTGGTGCGGGTGTTGGTGGGGCGTCGAATTATGCGCGTGTGCAAGAAGAAGGCATGACGATTGACGCTAAAGGCCCGAAGGGCATGTCGTTTACGTATGGCGGTGTTCGTTATGCGGGGCTTCAGTCGGTTACGATTCCTGCTCGCCCATATTTCAAGCCATCTGTGGAAGAATCACTACCTGAGATAAGGTCGATTATTTCCGCAGCGGTTGAGAGGGGTCTTGCCTGATGGCTGATTTGCCTCCAATTTCAGTTCAACTATTGCTGAATAGCACCCAGTTTTCTGCCGCAATTTCTAGCGTTAAGACCGCGAGTGCCGAGTTTGTTAAGCAACTTCAGACCGGCAACATGTCGATTGCTGATTCTTTTACTCTGATTAGGGATGCTGCTGGCGGGACTGATGCGTCTTTCCGTAAGCTGATTGCTTCTTCTGCCGCTACTCGTTCGCTGCTGATTGCCGATAATCAGGAGGTTGCGGGTAGCGCGGTTAAGGCTGCTGCTGTGATTCAGACGGCTATGTCTGATGCTTATGCGGTTGCGGCTCGTGACGCGAACGTGGCAACGAATCAGGAAATTGCTGATGCTGAGCGTTTGGCTGCCGCTCAGAGAACCTCAATGGAGGCTTTTTCTGCTGGTGCCGCGACAATGGTTTCTCGGGGGCGCAGCATTTCCAGCATGGGCATGTCGCTTTCGACGACGCTCACGTTGCCCTTGGTTGCTATTGGTGTTGCCGCTACGCACGCTGCTGAGTCGTACTCAAAGGCTATGGGTATTGTCGCGGCGCACACGAACTACACGCAGGAGCAGGTTAAGCAGTTCGGGACGCAGGTTGTTCAAACAGCTTCAGATGTAGGCGTGAAAGCCGATGACGCTGCTAACGCTTTGTATGTTCTTGGGTCTAATGGGGTTCCCGCTGCCGAAGCGATGAAAACCCTCAATGAAGTGTTGAAGGGCACTGTTACTGGTTTGGGTGACGCTCAAACGGTTGCGCGTCTCGCCTCGTCAATGATGAACGCTTACGCTAAGTCTGGCTTGACTGCCGCGAATGCTATGGACGTTATGACTCAGACGGTCAAGGAAGGAAACCTTAAGACCGATGAGTTGTCTAAGGCGATGGGCCGGGTGCTGCCCATTGCTTCTGAGGTCGGTGTTCATTTAGGTGACGTTGGTGCCGCTTTTGCTGTGCTTTCCAAGGAAGGCATGTCGGCGTCTAATGCGGCTTCCGCATTGCAGGGAATGTTGAAGCAGCTTGTTGCCCCGTCTAAGGGCACTCAGGATGCGTTGAAGTCTGTCGGGTTGTCTGCTCAGTCTTTGCGTGAGGAAATCTCGACTAAGGGTTTGCTTGCCGGGTTGCGTGATCTTGATGCTCGTTTCGACGGGAATATCGACAAGATGGGGTCGGTGTTCAAGAACGTTCGAGGCTTGAATGGTGTTTTGACGATTCTTGGTCAGAACAATCAAGCGGTTAGCGATTCTTTCCAGCGAGTAAATAATGCTGCTGGTGCCGCTGATGCTGCTTTCAATAAGGTTGCGTCTACTGGTGCGTTTAAGTTGCAGAAGGCAATGAACGATCTGCATAATTCGCTGATTTCTATAGGCAATGTGTTGATGCCGATTATCGCCAACATTGCAAAGTTCATTGCCGATTTGGCTGATAAGTTCAGTCAGCTTAATCCGACGGTGCAGCAATTCATTGTTTACATTGGTTTAGCCGCTGCCGCTCTTGGGCCGCTGATAATGATTATCGGTGGGCTAATAACCGCCGTTGGAACGATTGGTGCTGCTTTCAGTGCTGAGGCCGCCCCGGTTATCTTGGCTATTGTCGGAATCGCGGCGGTTCTTATCGCATTGTGGAACAACTCGCAGACATTCCGAGACAACATAATTTCTTTGTGGAAAACGGTGAGCGGTGCCATTGGCGATGCCGTCAATGAGATCAAGAAGTTCTTGCAGGATAACTCAGATAAGGTCAAGGATTTCCAGGCTGTATTCAAAGTTGTTGGGGACTATATCGGTGGTGTCATTGTCCCAATTTTGAAGATAACGCTTGTTGTCGCTATCAAGCTTGTTGTTGAGGCGATCAAACTTTGCTTGACCGAAATGTGGCTGTGGGTTAAAGCGTTTGAATGGATTTATAACCATTCAATTCCTTTCTTGAATGCTGCAATCAAATCAGCCTTGATAATGATTAACGATTTCATTTACGCCTGGGATGCGATTGCTTCGATAACTCACGCTAAGCATATTGACCCGTTGAAGTTCGAGTTTCAGGCTATTGGTGATGCAGCTCAGGCTGCTAGCGGGCAGGTTGCTGCTTTCAATCGTGAAGTTGGTATGGCGGCTGCTGATGCTGCGGCGTTTGATAATTCTGCTGCCGCAGCGCGTGAAGCCGGAATGGCTGGCCATTTCACTACAGCAAATACTTACGGTTACGGGGGTTCGGCATTTTCGGGTGGTGGAGGTTCTGGCGGTGGGGGAGGCG